TGCGTCCAATCTCACCACCAATCAAGTCGTTGATATTCAGTGCACTGCCGCGTTTCTTATTCTCTGTCCTTGGCACGGTTCCTTGCAGCAGTGCTGGGGTCGCAGGCGTGGCAGCGGCAGGCCTATTGGGCCTTGCGGCTGCACTGCGACGACGCAATTCATAGTCCGCTCGTTGCTGCTCAATATTTCGCTGACGCATTTCATACATCATCCCTTGCTGCGTGAAGGGGTTTAGATTCATGGCGCGCACTGCAGCGTCTGCGTTACGCGCAAATTGAGCCTCTCTCTCTTTAGATCCGGCCTCGTCAAACATTCTCTGAATTTCGCCAATGGCATCTGTCGCTTGATCCATTAGCGATTTAATTACTGGCGATAGCGTTTTACCAATTGTCTGCGCCAGTGTCTGTATCGAGTCCTGCAAAGTGCTGAACTTGCCTTGCAGTGTGTCACTCTGCGCAATGGCGCCATTGGCGTATTTGCCGCCGGCATTGGTCAGCCGGATAACCGCAACCTCGACTGCCTCGGCTCCAATGCGGCCTTTCTCTAGTGCCTTTTGGAATTCCTCTCCAGACAACCCATACATCTTGCGCAGCTCTTCTTGCAGTGCCACGCCGCGCTCCTGGAACTGCAGCAGCTCCTCGCCTTGCAGCCTGCCTTTGGCCTGCACTTGGCCATAGGCGGTCGCCAAGCCTTGCAGCTCGGCACCAGTGGCGCCGCTGACATCAGCCAGCCGCTTAGTGGTTTCGACTACCTTGTCGGCCTGTATGCCAAACGCCTGTAGCCGCTTGGCCGAGTCAATCAGCTCGGTGCTAGTGAATGGCGTTACAGCACCAAGCTGCTGCAGCTCTTTGATGATCTGCCCAGCTTTTTCTGCGCTGCCGGTCAATACCTCAAGGCTGCGCGTTTGGCTTTCTAGCTCGGCCGTCTTGGCAAAGACAAACTTGAATGCCTGCAGCGCGCCAAAGGCAATAGCGAGTTTGCCAACGGCAGCAGCAACACCATTGAACGCCTTTTCTGTCGCGCCTGCCTGCGCCTGCACTTCGCGCAGCTTGCTAACAGCATTGCGGCTGTCAACGTTAATGGCAACATTAGCGACGACAGACACAGCGCAACCCTACCGCCTTTGCTTCATTCTACGCTCCTGCTCCTCGTTTTGAAGCTCAAAGTAGCTGCTCCAGATGAGCAACTCCTCTAGCGTCACCTCTTGATTGAGCCTAGCCAAGCTATAGCCAAGCTCCTTTGCAACGCCAAGCTGTAGCAGTAGCAGATTGTCTTTACTTAGCTCCTTCTTTAATGCTTTTCATGTCCAGCTGCTCTGCATCCTCTGGGTTGGTGATGATCGCCAGCATCATGCCTTGCAGGTCAGCATCTAACACCTCTTCCTTGAGTTCGGCAATTTCACCGGCCGCAAACAAGCGCTTGCCGGTATCGTCCATTGCCTTGGTAACCAGCAAGTTCAATGCAAAGCCATTGGTATTGTTGCCGCCAGGCATGTTCTCTGCGCGCTCGCGTTCGGCCATGGTCAATGGCGCGGAGTAAAACTCAAACACACTGCCATCGGTTAGCGTTACAGTCCGCTTGGTTGGCGTCAGGTTGGCTGCTTTCTTGAGGCGAGCAAGCGCGGATCCCATGAAAGTTGATGAGTTAGGTGTACTCTAAGCACAAAAAAGCCCCAGCGCAAGCCGGGGCGATTTTGCTATCAGGCGCTGGTGCTGAAATCAAACGTTGGCACGCCAGCCGGACGGAAGGCAATTTCCACCTGCTGGGCATCGTCAGGGTTGACGTTCAGGCTGGCCGAGGTCAGCACTGCATCCATGGCAATACTGCGGCTCAGCGCCTCAGTCCCCTGCTTGTCGGTGTACAGCTTGAAGGCGCAGCCCACCTGCTGACGTTGCAGCACGTCTTCCACCATGCGGTTAGACAGTGCAGCGTCTTCGTTGGTCACGTAGACGGTGGCAGTGCCATTGCCGTCGGCAAAGCCAGGGATGTAGGCACGGAAGGGTGCATACTGCCCAGCGGTTTGACCGATGGTGGTCACGTCAATCTCAGCGCGGCTGATCTCAAATGACCAGGACTGCACTTGCCCAACGGCAGCAAAATCGGCGTAGTACACCTCAAACTCGTTGGGTGCTACCGCCGTGCCGTCGTCAGTGATGGCAAGGATGGTGCCACCAGCGGACGTGGAGACGGTCAGCGCACCAGTGGCAGCCGTGTAGGACAGCACGTAGTAGGTGGTGGCTGCATCAATGGGAGACGGCAGCGCACCAGTGCCGGATCCGCCAGTCTGGCTGTTGATGACGCGGAACTTGACCGGATCGCCAGCCTTGAAATTCAGGTACGGCTGAACGGTGATAACATCCGTGCTGGCATTAACGCCAGACTCGGGGAAGTTGCCGTTAGTGCCGGCGGGTTTGTAGTAGAGGGCGCCGGACGTACCGGACAGAACAGTAACAGCCATGTTGTGAACGGTAGTGGCTGCGCTCAGTCTAAATAGGCTTCAAACGTTGCGGTCAATTGGGTTTGGTAATACGGCTGTGGCGCGGCAGGCGTTACCTGCGCCGGGCCGGATACCGGATCAAAGATAATGCCTGATACGGTCACACGGTCAAATAGATCCTTGACCCGCTCGGCAATGGTGAAGTTAGCTGCAGTGCCAGCACCAATAGGGGTAAAGATGTTCACGGTCAACACGCCATTGTGCCGGTTAAACCCTGCGCTACCTGTAGGCAACAGCGTGGCATAGGCGTTGTCGCCAAAGCGGATGAATGCCTGCAGCCATGGTGCATTGTTTGGCGGCGTAAATGGCACGTTCTGATAGCTCACCGGATATGCCGGCGCAATCGCCATCTGTGTAGCAATGCGGCCTTCAATGGCAGCGCGGACGTCGTTGATGGTGCTACTCATGATTCGCGTCCGATGCGGTCAGCGTTGACGCGCACAAAGCCTTGGATGTCTTTGGCGATGCCTTGCACCCACCCCGCCGGCGCTTGTTTGCTGCTGCCATTGGCAAGAGGCTCTGCATACGGCAGATTGTTGTGCACGCTGTACACGTTACCGAGATTTTCTTGCTGGTAGCCGATGCGTTCAATCTGCGGAGTGCCGCTGTAGGTCCCCGCAGGTTTCTCCCCGCCTGGCGCTGCATTCTCCCCTACCTGCCAACTAACGCGAAACCTTCCAGTATCGACAGGGCTTGCCTGTTTGACTCTTGAGTCAGTCTCTAACACAGCAACCCGCAGCAACTTCTCCATCTGCTGGTTGCAGTAGTCGCCAATATCACCAACGCGGATAGTGCGTGCCATCAGTCCCTCAGGATTAGCTCGTAGGTGATTGGCTGGTTGTCTTGCTCGATAGTGCGCACCTCAATTACCTGCAAGCTACGGGTGCTAATGATGACGCGATCAGCGGTGGTTGGTGCTGCTGCGGTATCTGCTGCTGCAATAGTCAGCCGCTTGTCGCCAGCTTGGATAAGGTCGTTGACTTCACGCAGGTTTACATCTTCCAGCACACCGCGCAATGCGGTATCACTGGTGGATTCGCTGACGGTGCCAGTAATTGGGTTGTAGATGCCAGGCGTGACGCGGCGTAGTGTTGCAACACCGCCAAACTTTGCCATCAACTTGCTGGCAACCTTGCGTAAAGGGCTGGCTAGTGTCATGCAAACACCTCGCTGGCAACAATCCTGCCGCGACTAAAGGTGATGTCAACGTTGCTGCTGTGGTTGGCGATGAACAGTGCTACTTCATCGTTAGCGGCCATGCTGATCATCCAGTTGGTGACCAACTTGGCTTCCTCGTTGCCCGAGCCGGTGAAGGCGCGGCATTCGGTTTGATCTATGGCGGTGCCGTTCTTGGCCAGCTTGATGCCGAGCACCTTGTTGTTGCCGGTGACGGTCTTGGCGTCGATGCTGCCGTAGATCTGCATCAGCTTGGTGGCGCCGCTGGTGTTCTTCACCGCAAATGCGTTGGTGGTGCCGAGCGTCATGCCGCTTGCGGTGGCGGTGTCAAGCGTTGCAGTTAATCCGGTGGTGACATATACGCCCTGCGCAACTATGTCAATGGTGCCGCTATCCATCTTGCTGGCTTGGCCGCGCACCATAATTGCAGCTGCGCCAGATGGGCCTGC